GTGTTGATATAGAACACTATTACTTTGAACAGAAGGAGTGGGATAATGAAGACCCTGTATCTTGACATAGAAACAAACATAGCCCACGATACTATATGGTGCGTCAGTTACCTGATGGGCGATGATTGTGGAACTACGACAGACACCACATTCTTACAGTCTATGATTAATACAGCCGATAAAGTCTGTGGTCATAACATCATAGGCTTTGATGCTCCGGTGCTGTTCAATGTATGGGATGTAAGTATCCCACCGGAGAAGCTGTTGGACACTTTAGTCATGTCTAGGCTCTTTGACCCAAGCAAGACAGGCGGGCATAGCCTACAAGCTTGGGGAGAATTCCTGGGCTACCCTAAGATTGAGTTCACAGACTACGATGAACCTGCTGAAGGTGAGAGCTATGAGCGTTGGCAGTGTCGCATGGCAGGTTATTGTGAGCAGGACGTTATTGTCTTAAGTAAGCTCCACAAGCACCTTAAGAAGGAAATGGAGCGTATGAAGTTCTCTCCTTCGTCTGTGGAGATAGAGCACAAGGTAGCCATCATAACTAAACAGCAGGAAGTGAACGGCTTCAAACTGGACATTGAGAAGGCTACTGATCTCTACCAGACTGTAACGGCTCGTATGACAGAGATTGAGGAGACTCTCCAGGAAATATTCCCTCCTATCGTTGAAGAGCGTTGGTCAGAGAAGACAGGTAAAAGGCTTAAGGACAAGGTTACAGAGTTCAACGTAGGCTCCCGTATGCAGATCGCTGAGAGGCTACAGAGCATCGGTGTTAAGCTAACCAAGCGTACTGAGAAGACCGAGAAAGGCGGTGGTGGTAATCTGATTGTGGACGAGGATATACTGGCAGAGATTGATGCTGAAGAGGCTCAGTTGATTGCAGAGTATCTCATGTTGCAAAAAAGATCGTCACAGGTTGATAGCTGGTTTAAGCACGTTAAGGACGATGGCAGGGTACACGGCAGGGTTATGACAAACGGTGCTGTTACAGGCCGTATGACACACTCTAACCCTAATATGGCTCAGATACCCGCCACCGGAAAACCCTACGGTAAGGAGTGCCGTGAGTGCTGGACAGTTGAGGAAGGTAACAAGTTAGTCGGTGCTGACGCTAGTGGTCTTGAGTTACGTATGTTGGCTCACTATATGCAGGATGAAGACTACACCAAGCAGATTCTGGAAGGCGATATACACACAGCAAACCAGAATGCAGCAGGTCTGTCAGAGCGCAATCAAGCTAAGACGTTCATCTATGCTTTCCTGTATGGTGCCGGTGCGGGCAAGATAGGCGAGATCGTTGGTGGTGGCTACAAGGAAGGTGCTAAGTTGATCGAGCAGTTCCTAAAGAACACTCCTGCTCTGGCTGCTCTGAAGGCTAAGGTGGCTAGGATAGCTAAGTGTGGCTCACTTCCTGGGTTGGACGGTAGGAGGCTCAGGGTGCGCTCTGAACACGCTGCACTAAACACCCTACTGCAAGGCGCAGGAGCTATCGTGATGAAGCAAGCACTAATTAGACTGGTTGAACATCTGGATGATACGTCTATCCCTTACAAGATAGTCTGTAATGTCCACGATGAATGGCAGATAGAAACACCGGAAGAATTTGCTGACACTGTTGGCAAGATGGCTGTAGACGCTATCAAACAGGCGGGCGTGGACTTAGAGCTACGTTGTCCTCTTGATGGTGAATACAATGTAGGAGATAGTTGGGCAGAAACTCATTAAAAGCTTGACAAACCATAAAAGATGCTATATACTATATAGTGTAGGATGAAAAATTAACAGACAAACAGAGGAGAATCTCTATGTCAACACCTGTAACAATTCGCGCAAACATTATGTGGGCATACCTTAACAAGCAAAATCCACTGTCTAACAAGTATTCGGTAGACCTGACAAACCTGTCAGATGCCGCTACAAAGGCTCTTGAAGGTCTTGGCCTCAAGGTATCATTCAAAGAGGACAAGGGACATTACATTGTCTGTAAGTCTCGCAGACCAATTCAGGTTTACAACGCTGAAGGCGATGAAATTCCTGGTGATGTAGTCGGCAATGGCTCTAAAGCTAGGGCGGTAGTGGGCTTCTACGACTGGCAGTTTAGTGGTAAGTCCGGTAAAAGCCCCTCACTGGCTAAGTTGGTCATTGATGAGCTTGAAGTATATGAGGGTGAAACAGGCGCGGTTGAAGTGTCTGAAGAGGCTCTGTAATGGGTTTACGGTCAGCTACATTTTTAATCTTGTCTTTAACCTGTGTAGTAATATCAGTGTTGTCTTTGGCTTGCGAGTGGTATTTTGCATCACTCTACTCGCTAGTTATGGCTAATTTACTACACAGCTACGGTGCTTGGGAGTATAAGTAATGCTTCTAATTGACGGTGATATACTTGTCTACCGTGTCGGGTGGGCATCGGAAGATGAAGAGGTTGAAGTGGCTCTCCGCAACCTTGACAGCTTCACTTCCGGTGTCCTCTGCTTTGCCAGTGATGAGTTAGAGCCTTTCGAGATACACTTGTCAGGCTCTAGTGCTGATAATTTCAGACATGACTACGCAGTCACGGCTGAATACAAAGGAAACCGCAAGGAATCTAATAAACCTAAACACTATCAAGCAATCAGGGAGGCTCTAGTAAGTAAGTGGGGTGCTATTGTCTCTGAAGGACAGGAAGCTGACGATGCCATTGCTATTGCAGCTACTGAAATTCAGGCAGTAGCAAGCCCTGAGCCTGTTAGAGCTTTGATGTGTTCGGTGGATAAAGACTTCTATCAGATTCCTGGGAAGCACTACAACTTCGTAAAGCATGAGTTTATAACTGTAGACGCTGATGAAGCTATTATTAATTTCTACAAGCAGATACTCACAGGAGACAGAGTAGACAACATCATAGGCTTAAAAGGCATTGGTGATGTTAAGTCAGGAAAAATACTTAAAGCCTGTGAAGACGAGGCTACTCTGTTAGGAAGGGAGCGTTGCTTCTTTACTGCTTGTGTAAAGGCTTACATGGATAATGAAGGACTGGATAGCTACGGAGCTAAACAGCGTGTCATTGAGAACGCGAGACTACTTTGGCTGCGTAGAGAAGAAGATCAATTGTGGGCAGACCCCTACGAAAGAGAGGAGAGTTATTTTGCCTAGACGAAAAGCAAGGAAGGCTAGGCCACGTTACAACAGTAAACTGTATGACTCTGGTTTTGAAGAAACTCTACACAAAGGGATACTTAAGCGGTGGAAGTGTCATCCAGGAAAAGTGCCCTACGTTGTAGAGAAAAACTACATACCTGACTTCATACGAGAGATTGACGGTGTGCGTTACTTGTTGGAAGCCAAGGGAAGGTTCTGGGATCACGCAGAGTACAGTAAGTATGTCCACATTGCAAAGTGCCTACCTGAAGGAGTTGAGTTAATCTTTGTATTCCAAGACCCTGACAAACCTATGCCGGGAGCTAAGAAGAGAGCAGACGGTACAAAGTTAAGTCACGGGGAGTGGGCTACAAAGAGAGGCTTCAGGTGGTTCACTGAAAATACGTTACCGAGGAAATTTAAATGAGACAACGCTACGCAGAAGACAAAACACGGTGTTACGTTAAAGGCAAGAGAGTCAGATTAGGAAACCCTAAACATCCTTTCCATGCTTTCTATACTAAACATGGTATGGATGCTACTATTGATGCGATGGGTTTAGGAGGCGTTAAGTCAGTTCCAGGAATTGTGAAGGCTTCTGATACATTGTTTGAGACTGTTAAGGAAGGTGACGTTTACATTATGCGTAATCCTGCGTGGCCTCAGTGGGTTAAGGTGGGCATGGCTATTGACGCTACCGATAGAGCTAGGAACTACCAAACCTACACACCCTTTGCAGACTTTAAGGTATCATTTAAGAGGCGTTTTAGAGATCGTTACGTAGCAGAGAAGGCTGCACATAAAGAGTTAACTAGGTATCCTAGTCGTGGTGAGTGGTTTAAATGCACTGTAGCACAGGCTAAGGAGATCATCGAAGGAGTATCACATGGTCTGGACAGTTGAGGATATTTGTGAGAGCCTTGAGAGGCTTGACGAGGTAACTCTGATTGAAACCTTGCAGGTGTCTTCAGCAGACATTGTAGAGGCTTTTAAGGAACATATTGAGATTAACTACAGCGACATACACTATAAAGTAACTGGACAGTCAGTTGAGGAGGCGTACAGTGGTGACTGATGAAATGAACATGGAAGGCTACCCTGACAACAATCCTAAACAAGCCATCGGAGCTAAGAAATGTCCTTTGCACCTTGTTCCTCCTGCGCTGTCTATTGGAGTAGCTGAAGCTATGAAAGACGGTGCAGAGAAGTACGGTGCATTTAACTTCCGTGAGTCAGGCATCGCTGGTAGTGTCTACACAGGAGCTATCCTACGCCACCTGTATGCCTACATGGATGGTGAAGACAATGCCAGTGATAGCGGTATTCACCACCTGAAGCACGTAGGGGCTTGTATTGCTCTGATGCTAGACAGCATGGCTACAGGTACATTCGTGGATGACAGACCTACTAGAGGCGGTGCTAGTGCTTTGTTGGAGGAGTATAATGATAACAACGATAGCTAGTTTATCTTTCGTGTTCTGCGTAGCCTTCACAATCTACTGCGCTAACGTAGAACATGACGGGAAAGGACAGTCCGTTAAAGATTCAATCCTGGAGGCATGGAGCAACATTGTAGTGGGGTTCTCTATAAACTTCGTAGCTAATTTGTTCATACTGCCTCAAGTAACGGAAGGACTGACGTTGACAGAGAACTTCGCTATAGGCTGGATATACACGGCAATAGCTATGGTACGCTCATTCGCTATACGTAGATGGCATAACGCCAAACTACATAAGGAGACACTATGCCAAAACTAGAAATAGGATTATTCGATTTTGATTATGACCCTGAACAAGGTGTATTCAGTGTTTTCCTTGGTTTCATTCACTTGCGTATTTTTGGAGCTAACTTCTGTGGCAGTCTCCTTTACTTCGGAGCTGAAGTAGACACCGTAGCAATAACAGGCGATGAAATTGAAACAAAAACCTTGAACTTAAGTTTTGATTTGTGTTATACTGCTCAGTTATTCGCTAAGGAGTACAACAAACCGTGATACCAATCTTAAAGAAGACAGACAGCTACACCTTTGCCTACGGCTATCCTCTACAGCTCACTGAAGACCAGATAGAGGCTAGGTGGTTAGCAGAGGAAGTGTTAGTAGAGAAAGACCTATATGACCTGTACAACACCCTCACGGATGCTGAGAAGCATGGCGTGATTACTACGTTGACTCTGTTCACTAAGTATGAACTAAGCGTTGGCAGTGACTTCTGGTTAGGACGTATGATGCGTATTTTAAAACGACCAGAGCTACAGCGTATGTTTGCTGAGTTTGGTAACACAGAGCTGAACACTCATGCGCCTTTCTACAGCAAGATCAATGAACTCCTGGGGCTGAACACAGATGAGTTTTATATGAGCTATACAGACAACCCAGTGTTGGTTGACAGGATGGCCTGTATTGACGATGCTGTAGGGCTTAAGATCACTGACGAGGTAGACATACTCAAGTCAGTCGGTGCTTTCAGTATAGTTGAAGGAGCTATCCTGTATAGCTCTTTTGCCTTCCTGAAACACTTCCAAACTGAAGGTAAGAACAAACTGGCTAACATTGTGGCTGGCATAGACTTCAGTGTCCGTGACGAGCATCTACACAGTATTGGTGGTGCGTGGGTATTCCGTCAGATGGTGCAGGAGCTAGGAGGTGTTCCGGCAGAGGTGGGTAAATTCCTGGAAAGGTTCTGTAACACTGTGAGAAAACATGAATACAAGATTATAGACATGATTTTTGAACAGGGTAACATCGTAGGCATCACTGATCTTCAACTGAAGCACTTCGTAGACTCAAGGTTAAACCTGTGTCTGCAAAACCTTGGGTATGAAGCACTGTACAGCGTAGACTATAACCCCATAGCCAAGTGGTTTTATAGGTCTACGCAGTCACACAAGCTACATGACTTCTTCAACACTCAAGGTAATGCCTACACAAGAGACTGGAAAGAGGAGGACTTTGCATGGGTAACATAATCTGGCATAGCTCCCGGCAGGGAACAGCACAGGCAACACCAGACTTTAGCTCTTTAGTGAGTAAACAACAACAATTACCACCTAGAAGTATCAGGAGACTTATTTGGAAACTTCAATCTACAAAGAATTCAGTAAGGAAAGAAAAGCTCTACAAGAAGCTAACAGAGTACCAGAATGGATTACAACCCCTTCGTGGCAACTCCTAAAAGAGAAGTATCTAGACGATTCAACACCGGATTTAAAGTGCCTATATACCCGTGTAGCTAACTGTGCAGCTTCGCACCTCCCTGATAGC